CTCGTTATAGCTAAAAAGAAAGAGACGAATTTCCCCTCACGGGGAAATGAGTCTCCTACAACGTAGCGATTTATAATTGGAATCAACAAAACGCAAATGTTGGGGAGCAACAAACTAAATCCTTGCTCGACCCGGAGGTTAAACACAACATGTGCAGTGAAACACTACTTTTTATAATTAAAGCCCGCTTTATCGCAGCGGGATTGCGGCCATCAAGGTTATCAGGATGGCACTGGATCGCTTAACACGCGATCAAATTAGCTGGGCTTTGAACGCCCAGAGGCAGTACCCACAGCCGCCTGAACGATGGGCAAACTCTGGTAAACTCCAAAGGCAAAATCATCACCAAAGGCGTAACCAAAGTGCCCAACCACGGCAGTGGTGGAAACATTAGTACACGGCAGGGTCGCCGTTACATTGAGTCCATTAACATCAAGAGTGGAGGCCCGCTGAAGGAAAGGAATGAAGGTATTCCACACGGTCTCGAACTCGAGAAAATTATTGGAGAGGGGGGACGTCACAAAGACAGGACCAGCACTCAGGACATCGGAAGCTCCTCCTGGAATGTCATCGAAATTGCCCCTGACCATAGGAATAATGGTTTGCGAGGCGGCATCAGGAAACCAGACCACCTTGAACCGAACAGAACCACGGAAGTTCACGTGACCAGCAGAGAGCCAGGCCTGGGTATTGGGGATGGACGTGGCTCCAGGCAGAAGCAAAAACCGGTCCCACCTAAAGGTGTTGGTGTACAAGGTTGAGTTGCTCTGTTCGGGAAGGAGGGACATCAGGGAATGCCTCTTACCCAGATCGACCAAACCTGTATAGGACTCGGCAGTGGCGATACCGGACTCAACCGCTGCCGTAAATGGGACTAGGGGCCGAAATGGCTTGGCAAACTGCTCCAGGATCGAGCACTGAGCAATGACAGGGGCATAGGTGTACAAAATACCATTGCGATGCAACTGGCCAGCGTAGCTACTGAACTGAAAGTCTTCAGCAGCGGCAATCCACATGAGCGCAGTCACCGTAGGGGCCAGGGTCGAAGTGATGGACACTATAGGAGCGACCAGATAGAATGCAAGGGAACCCAGGGAGTACTCCTCAGCGGTCGAGGTGTTATCTAGCATGGTAGTCAAGGTGTAATCTGAGGCAACACGTTTGTACATAGTGGTGCTGACATAGGGGATATTGACAGCATAGTCCATAGTGCCAGAGACCTCAAACACTTCCGACACATAGTCTCCAGAGGTGGCATCAGCTACAGTGGCAGGGACAGCATGGCCGGCGGGAATCCACACGGCACGCAATCGGCACGTGACCATAGAACTGGTCACAAAGTGCACGAAGAGCTTCATCCCGCCCCGCCAGAACTTGAACAGTGAGGAGTACCACATAAGCGGAGTGGGAGTCCAAATGGAGGCGACAGTACGGACGGCCTGCCCCTGAGGGCTCAGAGCTCGGGATCCTACGAGCGTTCCAGCAAGCGTGGCATCAGTGAAGCTGAACGACCCGACATAGCCAGGAGTGCGCACCATGGATTGGACCGTGGGGTTGGGATTGACATCTCCAAGCAAGCCCGGTGAAAAACCAGTGGTTGCCTCCGGGTCAGCGGAGAGGCGGACCGTACTCTCGAGACCTGAAGTGAATGGCATGTCAGCTCCAGGAAGAACCACGATATGATCAACAGGTCGCAAGGTCGAGGGCTTGTCGGCCATAACAGCTAGCAGTGGGGCCAGCTTCTCAACAGCCGAAGCTCCAGCCCCCACAATGGAGAACAGAGTATCAGCGAAGGAATGGACGTCCGAAACGACGGTGCCGCTTGAGGACTTGGTTCTAGCTTCTTTCTGGCCCATGTTCCGGCCAGATTGGGCAGCCAGATCATCAGCCTTAGGAAAGGTGACTTCAGGGTCTACAAAGCTCGCGTAAACGGTCACGACAGCTGGATCTACGGCGCTACCAAGCATGGACAGAGGAACTGCCACAGTCAGGCGAAACGTCATGAGATGAATCGCCGCAGAAGGGACAACCCATTGAGTGTTGGCACACCAAGGAATCAGGTAGTCAACAGCTGATTCAGTTGTGGCGTCTATGAGGACAGGACGACAGTTCATGAATTGCCAAGTACCCGTACCAGTCTGGTTGTGGAAAGCATGGCTGTTGTTGACTGTGGATGAAGCAACCAAGGTCCCATAGTGAAAGATGGTCGAATTCACTCGGACTGTGACCTTAATGGCTTTGGCCCTAAAGTAGGTGAAGAAGTTGAGCTTCTCAGCTATCTGGGGAATTCCAAAAAGGCTTTGGGCCACGTCCAAATTGGTAAGGATCGTAGTCCCCGACGGTGAGGTGTTCCAGTAGTATGTACCCAACTGGTATGACCTCGAAAGGACTTTGGATAATTCCTGGTCGGGGAGCGTGCTAGAACCACGCCACACATCGTCAGAAGACACAGGCTCCGCACCGGTCAATAAATGGTCGGTGGCATCAGCATAGGTGGTCAGCTGAGTGCCTGAAGTCTCTTCAATATTAACTTCCCGAAGAGTTGAAGAGGAAGAGTCCTTTTGAGAAAGGACCAAAACTGAATTGGTGTTGGAATTGGTAGTCATGATGAAGACTTCGGGATTAGCCCCCTTTTCACGGCTCTTGAACATGTGGCGAGAATGCGCCCCGAAGACTTGACTGCAGCGGCTCCACCGCTCAGCAGTCACAGGCGCGACCTGGTCCACGAAAGCTCCACACCCAGATCCGAGTGAGACTTTCTTGTGCCACAAGCATGGATGTTCGACCCCGAAGGGAATTCGGAATTCATGGGAATCCGGGTCCCGTTATGCTGGCCTAATACTTGGACAAGTAATCGGCCAGCAAACCATCATAAGTGAGTTCAACTGGCGACATTCCTTCAAGGCTTAGTCGCTTGTTGACTGTAGCAGACCATGACTCGAATGCGTCACGGCCATGGTACAACATCTCCCTGAGAGAAGATTCACAGTTCTGCCTGAACAGGACAGAACTGTCTACTTGATCAGTAGGGCGAATCCAGAGAGCTATCTCCTTTATTGTGTCTTCATCTAGTCTTCCAACAAACACATCAAAGCGATCGTCAAGACGGGCTATGGTCCTGGATATGAACTGAGCACCAACTAAGGGCACATCGCGCTCGGCTATGGGCGTCTTCGACGGGTTGGTGCAGGTAATTCCCAGGTTCTTCTTCATCCACACAGCGTAAGTGATCTTGTTGAGCTCAGGGACAGATGGATGAACTGTGGCCAAAAAGTCATCTCCATAATACGCTGCCCGCACATAGGAATCGAAATCACTTCTGCCAGTAATGTGTAAGGCCGCGACTTTATTGAGCAGTCTGTTGACCTCACCATTCTCCTCAGCAGTCCCACCAACGCCAGAGCAAGTTCCGCCAACACGCACGTAAGCCCAGTCAAGAAACAGGTGAACATGTTGAAGGACTCGTCTGGCGTAGTTGGCACGGCGTGTGTTCCACACAGGATCCTCACGCGGAAAGTGGAGACGATTCCAGGCAATCGAGAGACGATAGAACTCACGTCTGGCTTCATAAGGAACGGCGATATCGAAGTGCATGATGTCCAGATCCATGGCCCTGTCATTCATCTGACGGATGAAGGTGACCAACAGGTGGAAATCAGGACCCATCGCATCGATGCCGACTTGAGAGTTTCCAAAAGGAAAGAACCTCCTCAAGGCTTCCAGGAACGGACCGAAAAGAATGCGGTACATCAAGAACTCCCTGACATCATCAGTACTCACGATCCGGTACTTGTTGGCCTTAGAGAACTCGTAACGCTCGTCCTTCTGGGCGTCAGCAAAAGCCGAGAGTGGCGTACAGCTCTCAAGGAAAATGAGCATGGCGTCCAATTCAGCACGAGCCTGCGGGGAACAGGAGAGAACGGTTCCAGAATCCGTGTGATCGACCTGCAAGTACGGCAACTTGCCGTGTCCGGCACATAGCTTGCGTAGGCGAAACCCAGCCGACGACTGGTATCTTACCGGATGGAGAGAAGTGCCATGGACGCCATTCAGCATCTCATGTTCGGACAGCCACGAGGTGGTGAATTGTGGAGCTGGAGCGGGGATAACATACTGCTCAAATTTGGACACTTCAGGGAAGACTTCGGGATCAATTGGTACGGGGACGTGCTGCTTCGAGAAGAAATAGTCCGCTGGGTTAACAACGGTACCATCAGGCTGGGTCCACGAAGTCATATGTGGAGGAGCGGTCGTTGGCAGGACGTCCTTCTGCAGAGGAGAGGGAACGAACTTAGACTTCTGAGACATGAAACTGGTTTCCTTGGATTGGCCCACGTGGAAGAATCCGAGAGGGGCTTCTTCCGAGAGACGGAAGCTCCTAGGAGTGTCAACAAAAGCTATTCCGCTCTGGGCCTCAAGCTCATCATCAGTGAGAACGTCAAAGGCGTCCCTCCTGAACAGATTGGCTTGGAGATCCTCACGGGCAACGAACACACCAATACCACGTCCGGGACCTCGAGAGGCGGCATGAAAAGCAAGAATCGGCGCTCCAGATTTGGGGTCACAGTTGAAGTAAAGTCCTCCACAGTGGCCTGCATCAGTCTCCACTGGAAACTCAAAATGGCCATCAAGGATGATGTCCAACTCCTGACCATCGAGATGCTGGGGCAAACGAGCGGTCTCATAGAAATAGCTGGGAAAGCGATTCCTCAGTAAGTGATCTGTGGCAGGCTTGTCACGAACGATAAACATTCCCGGGGAGTACAACCTACCCTTGGCCAATGGGAGCTGGGCTCGGGGTGGAAAGTGCTTGATTATATTGCGTGCCACCGGAAATTTCTCATGCCACAGTATCATCGCGTCCGATGCGACGCGGACAAATTGACACTCTGAAAACAGTACGTCGACAGTGGAGTTCGGTCTCCAGTACGTCAACCAAGTTTTCTGAGGTATGGAGACGAAGGGATGCTCATTTATCAGGATGTTGGAACCTGACAACGAGACAAAGTTGGTATGACGGTCACCACCAGGCACGTGAATAGTCATAACACCGATATTTGGGACCACAGCGTAGGTGACCTGAGTGACCTGGGAGTTAGTCGCGACCTGAGCCTCAAGAGCATGGCTCTTGGGCGGTTTCCTCTTTCTGGGAGGGCGATCTCGGGTTAGATAATGCGCTTCAACCTCCAGGTCTTCATCCTCCTCAGGTTCACGCTCCGGTTTCTTCTTCTTGATGAAGAAGAAGACGACCAACAGGACCACAAGCAGGGCGGCCAAGGAAGCGGCTACAGCTCTGCGTCTGGGTGAAATGGTAGTGACTAGTGTGGCAACCCCAGCCGAGTCAAGAGCAGCAGACACTGAATCAGTCCAAGACGTGGGGATACGCTCAGTAATATAGTTGGTCAAACCAGAGGCAAAGTGTTGAGCAACAGCAGGTGCCTGAGCGTTTTTCCACTCCGTGAACTGCTGGAAACTAGTATCATACTGATTTCCAATTCCAGCGTGATTCTGGATGTATTGATCAATACTGCGGAACATGGTGTCGATCAATTCGAAGGGACTGATGTTCTCGGCTACGCGGACACCAAGACGGTGTGTGACTTCGAGATCAGGAAAGTCGGCCAATGTGGGATTGGCCTTAGGCTTCGCGAAAGGCCTAGGACGTACAATGAGATCAGGACGCCTGAGAACGGCCATCGTGTCCACCAAGCCTATCTTGGCCTGCTCATGTATGTCTTGATTCGTCGTAGCAAGCACGACATAAGGCCTGGCAAGCTGACGCTTGTTAGCCATTTCAGCTTGATCTGAGAAGTACTCATCAGATGAGGCAATACGACAGAAGAGCTGAGATTCCTGAAGATTGTCATCAGCATTTTGGGCCTGACAGAGATCATCAAAAATGAAAACTTTTTGATCAGAAAGGCCATCACATCGAGCATTAGCATTCTTGCTGTAAGTGTACGAGTCATGTTTGACATCGGCCAACTGCGATCCGGGGTGCATGCGAACAAGAGCGAAGTTTCTGAGCAGCTTAAGGAGTTCAGATTTGCCAGTACCAGCAGGTCCCTTAATCAAGACCGTGAACGGGCGCGGGCGATCACCACCGGATTCAAAGTGCGTCTTCCATATGGCATACTTGGAAGTGTACTCAGCGAGAATGCCCAAAAAGGCAGCCGGCACAGCCCTGCGAAGTTCTGGCGTGCCAACAGCCATCTTCTCCCTTAAGACTTTGCCCTCCGACTGTAGACGCTTAAGGCGATCTATAACAGCAGGAGGGTAGGACTTGGGGGGATCTCTAAGAACGGATGTGGCCTCAGTACAGTAGCGTTCAAATTCAGCCTTGTGGTCATTAGCATCCATGACCCAGTTGTAGAATTCAACGGCGAGAGACGTCGCAGCACCTATGGAACGCATGGCGCTAGCCCTAGCGTTGAACATCAAGAGCTTGTCTCTGGTGTCACGATCACTCCCGACGCCAAGGATGGCGGCAGCAGTTGAAGTCAAATCCTCAATACCGACCTGCGCCTGTAAAGAATTGGAGTGCAACTTGGACATGGAGGAAACATCAATGCCAGATACGCGGAAAAAGCGTATGGCCAGGTGCAAGACGTAGGTAACCCGAGTCGCTCCAGTGGCAAAGACGTCCACGCCATGTATAACGAGCGTGACCAAGTCAGCTATGTCTAGGATCCCCATGGTCTGAGCTCGGGCGAGCTCCCGAAGAAGAACGCCAGCTGAACCGGCAAAGGGTAGAACTGACCCCAGCACGGTTCTGACAACAACGTTCTGGTACAGCGCGGAAGTGAACTTGACCAGACTAGTGACCAAGATTGTGTAGCCACCAACGGCCAGGGCAGGACCAAAATAGAACATGGTCCAAACATAGCCTAGCCCAACAAAGGAGCCACCAAGAAATGAGGAGTAGAGAACCAAGCGAACGAACAACGCAAAAAAGGGGGACGTGTCAAGAGCAGATCCAACCCTCTTGCGCCACGAGGTGAACTTGGATTCGACTGGATCAGTGCTCAGAGGGGGCTGGAAAACTGCAGCCTTAGAAGGCTGGAAGATGCCAGCCACCTTAGACTTGACCACAGAAGCGGTCTCAGTCACACGCGCGGTAACACGACGCAAGACGCCGATTTCGGCTTGACTCTCCACAACGGGGAGGGAGCTTCCAGCGACAATCACGTCGAAAAGTACCTGAAGGCGACCATCACGGAAGCCGATGTGAGCAAGACGGATGATCGTACCGTCAGGGAAAGGTTGAACAACAGGATTACGGAGGCGGTCTCCAATGACTGGAGCAAGAACGCCCATCTCATGCTGTGTAAGAATTGCATCCAAGTCCGGCCTCGCTTCTGGCAAAGGACCAGTCTCAGAAACAACTCCAGATCGTCTGAATAAGAGGACCGGACGACAAGAGGCAAGAGTGCGACCCAACATCCAGGCAAGACGACCATTGACAAGATTAGAATGTAAGGGAAATCTCCAGTCATCGGTAGGACGGATTGTGACCACGTGATCACCATGAAGAAAAGAAGGAAACTCATTGCCTTCATGATCAGAAAGTTCCAAAAGCCCCTCAAAAGAGCTTTCCGCTCCAGACGGGCTACATTCAGACGATGCTGGTGAAGATTGGCGCGCCACATCCGTTCCTCTTCCTCTATCTCCCGCTGAATCACTAGATCCAGTCCGCGATTGATCACCTGCCAAAGTATCTGTTCCATGCCCAACGGCCGACAAGTGTAAGGCATTATCAATATCTTGTGCTTCCATTAGGCTAAGGGCCGGCATAATCTATGTATGCAGGGCCCCAAAAAAGAAATGTCCATTTTAAATCTCGGACCAGATTCCAGCTCGAAACCTTTAGGGTGGTTTACGAGGGCATGTACCCACGAGAGGATCGGCATCATCACGCCCCGAAGTGGCGTTCAGCCTGTGCCGCCCCAGCAGTGGACACCCTCCAAAGAGGTCCACTTTTACTGCAACATGCAACCGTCACGTTTCGGTTGACCCAGCGCCAATGATCCCATAAGGGTAAAGCTTCTGGCTCAAAAGTCCCGCGCCACCAAAGGTGTGCGGACAGTGAGTGGGCCCAGGTCCACTCCCTCCGTCAACGACGGCAGGGCATGGATAAGCATCACGAGGCAAAATGGTTCCTAACGCGAGGGATCTGAGACCCCCAAAGGAAGCAAGGCAAACAGCCGGATTGGATAACCTCAAGTAACACCTAACTAACTAAAATTGCGAGGACAGGTGTTATGTCCAGGCAGATCATGTTTTTCTTTGTTTATGTTTTACTATTTTATATGGTTTGTATGATTGAGCAGGTATGCTAAGTCGAAAATGGTGAGAGTGTCTGTAAATGTAGCTTAAGTCCGCAACCCGCGACACAGGGGCTGCCAACTGGTGAAAATAGTGAGAGTTTCAAAGAGAAACATCCTGTTTCGTAGGACATACGTTTAAAAGATAGCGTCAGCGCCAACGACACGAAGTCGTCGGAGACAGCACGTACACAAGAAAAATGTGAGACTCGCAAAGAGAAACACGACTCCAAATAATGGAATCAGCAAAAGCCAAGTTTCAAAATACGTGCAATCAGCAAAGCCGAAGAC